GGAAATTCGTGGTCAAGTGCATCAACTCTTACAAGTTATGTATCTATTTTTTAAGGATCAATCATGTACGCAAAAATAAACGGAACCACACTTATAACTTATCCCTACTCATTGGCTCAGTTTTTAGAGGATAACCCCTATACCAACTACAAAAATGATGCAGATATTTTTCAATTGTTCCCAGAAACTGATTTAGGGAAACAAGGATTTTCTGTTGTTAACGTTGTAAATACTGTGCCTCCAAATGCCACTTACGAACAAAATGTCATTGAAAAACCGCCTATTTTAATTAATGATGTATGGACTCAAGTTTGGGAAGTAGTCCAAGCAAGCGCGGATGAAATTTTAGAAAGAACAACAGAGCAAGCTAATAATATTCGCAGCTTTAGAAATTCTAAATTATTTAAATCTGATTGGACTCAGTTATCTGATACACCATTAACAAACAAATCCGAATGGGTTGTATACAGACAAGCACTTAGAGATTTGACCAAAGAATCAGGTTTTCCTTGGAATATAACGTGGCCCACTGATCCAACGGGAGTGAAATAATGGCAACAAAATGGATTCAAAAAGCTATCAAGAAACCCGGTGCTTTGCGTAAAGAGCTGGGCGTCAAAGAAGGCAAAACGATTCCTGCAAAGAAACTAGCCGCCGCCGCAAAAAAACCCGGGAAACTGGGGCAGCGAGCCCGTTTGGCCGAAACGCTCAAGGGCTTTAAGAAGTAATGGATCCAATCACCATCTTTGCGGCGTGTAAAGCGGCTCATGCTGGAATCCGTGAGTGCATTGATCTCTATCAAGACTTTAAGCGGGACGGCAAAGATGTTGGAGACATTGTTACGAGCATTGGTGGCCATCTGGGTGCATTTTTCACCCATCAAGAGTCGTTCAAGGAAGCTCAAAAAATTGCGTCAACAGATGGATCAATATCGAAAAGCCGCGACAAATCCATAAACGAAGAGGCAATGGACAGAATATTGCGCCAACAGCAGTTGGAGCAGATGGAGACTGAGTTAAGAGAAATGATCATTTATCAGGTCGGAATGCCCGGTCTCTGGGAAAAGTTTACCAGGATGCGCGAAGTCGTAAAAAAAGAGCGAGAAAAGATCGAGCGTGAACAAAAAAAGCTCTTGAGTTGGCGGCACTTAAACGTCGTCAGTTCATTGATAAGTGGAAGATTCGAGCGGCGCTGGCAACAGGTATTTTCACATGGCTTTTTGTTTTTGCCGTGTTGATGTATGGTATCCACATAGACTACCAAAAGAGCAAAGGTATTATTGAATGAAAAACATAATTATTCTTTGTTTTTTAATGTTTTTGTGCAGTTGTAATGATAATTTTCGTTATTTGTGCCAAGACCCAGATCACTTCAATGACAAAGAGTGCGTGCATCCTAGATGCGAATTTAGTCAAACTTGTCCAGAATATTTAACAGCGCCAGTGAAATGAAGTACACCGATGAAGAAATCGTTACCCGTGTTTGGGCTATTGTGGTGCTTGCTATCACTGCCATTCTATTTTTCATTGTTGTCGCTTTACTTTATTCAGTCACTTTTGTGGTTCAGCCTATCAAAGCTATGGCCCCGATTGACCAAGCGTATACAAAGATGCTCAACGACATCGTCCTTCTATTGGTGGGCGCTATTGGGGGTGTTGCGGGCAAGAAAGTAGCGGGGGGTGTAGCAGGTACCATTGGAGCAATCAAACAAGCCACGACACCTCAAATGCCCCCTTGCTACCCCGTGTATCCGCAACCTATGGGTTCTAGTTTTGGGGTAATGCCACAACCTATGAGTACACAATTTCAGAATTGGACACCGCCCCCACCGCCTTCAGGCCCACCCGTCTTGGAAGATGACGAGGAAAGACTTAGAATGGCGCATGCGAGGGCTAGCGTAAATGTTTAGTTTTCTTAATCCTTGGTTAATTATTGGCGCCATATGCGCCGTTTTAGGAGTATATTTTTATGGACACCATACTGGCTATGAGCAACGCGTTGCAGAAGATCAGGCAGAAATTATCAGACTTAATGAACAAGCCCGGGCAAAAGAAGCAGAGTTAGACATCAAAGTAAAAAATTTGAGTAGTTCACTCCGAAAGGCAACTAATGCGATTAATTCAAACAAAGCTAGCCTTAATGCTCGTGCTGATGCTGGTGAGCTGCGCCTCCCCTCCAGTTGTCCCGTACAAGCCGATTCAAGTGCCGCCACTAGCGGAGGAACTCCAACCCCTCCAAGCGAATCTGAGCGAGAGACTGTTAAAGCTCTTATCGCCATCGCAGCAGACGGAGACACAGCCATCACCAAACTCAACGCCTGCATCGACCAGTACAATGAAGTGAAGAAGACTGTGAATGAGGGCGTTAAGTAATGATTTCAACAGAAAAACTGCAAAAACTAGGGTTAGAGGCACATTGGTCAGAGCCTTTAACAACAACCTTCACTTCTTTTGGAATTGACGATGTTAAAAAGCAGGCAGCTTTTATCGGACAGTGCTCTCACGAGTGCAACCGTTTCAAGACACTGGAAGAAAACCTCAACTACCGTCCAGAGACCCTTCAAAAACTCTTTGGACATAAATTCAAGCCAGAAGAATTTGCCATTTACGCTCACAATCCAGAGAAAATTGCCAATCGGATTTATGCAAACAGAATGGGAAATCGGGATGAATCCTCTGGAGACGGATGGAAATTCCACGGGCGTGGATGTATACAGTTGACTGGCCACGATAACTACTGGCACTTCGGTCAAGCAGTCAATCAAGATTTTGTAAAAGGTGATCCTAGCCTAGTGGCAACCCCCATGTACGCCGCCTTGTCTGCTGGGTGGTTCTGGAAGACCCACGGATGCAATGAATTAGCCGAAGCCCAGAACTGGGAGGGCTTAACAAAACGTATTAATGGTGGTATATTTGGGCTTGAGGAACGCATCAAACTGACTCAACACGCGCTTGCCGTTCTGGGCGCTTAACTGCACACGTGTATGCCACTCATTAAGCCTACGTTCAGACCCGGCGTCAACAGAGAAAACACCCGTTATAAAAACGAAGGTGGTTGGTATGAGAGCCAGTGGGTTAGGTTTCGCCAAGGCAGTCCTGAAAAAATAGGCGGCTGGACGCAGTATTCTTCTTACTCATATCAAGGCGTTTGCCGTTCCCTTTGGAATTGGATTACTTTATCTGCCCAAAATATTGTAGGTGTTGGCACCAGTTTAAAGTATTATTTAACCATAGGTGATAATTATTACGATATCACCCCCATCAGACTTACTCAAACACTTACAAATCCGTTTACTGCAACAGCAAATTCTACTACTATTAGGGTATCTGCTACTAGCCACGGCGCTAATGTTAATGATTTTGTGACTTTTAGCGGCGCTACAGGGCTTGGTGGGAATATCACAGCCGCAGTACTAAACCAACAGTACCAAGTTACAAGCGTACCCGACGCAAATTCTTTTACTTTTGTTGCAACAGCTACTGCCAATTCAACAGATGCAGCCGGGTCTCCGGGTGGTGGTACGGTTACAGCAGCATACCAAGTAAATACTGGCCCCTCTGTTCAAACGCCATTTACAGGTTGGGGAGCGGGGGGTTGGGGCTATGGTACATGGGGCAACGGACAGACAGTCAAATCAAATCTTCAAATTTGGAACGCATACAATTTTGGACAAAACTTGTTGTTTGGGCCTCGTGGCGGCGGTATTTATTATTGGACAGCGCCAACACTAACCAATCCCGGTGTAGCGCTTAATTCTCTTGGTGGTAATGTGACCATCACCGCCTCAACCCCAGCACTTGTAACGGCTACCAATGTTTTTGTACAAGGTACAGGGCTTCAATTTGGTGGGAATTTACCACCCGGCATGTCGGCCAATACAACATATTATGTCCGTAACGTTAACGGCACGCAGTTTAATTTAGCAGATGCCAATGGTAATTTAGTAGGCACCCCTGCCCCTCCCAATGTTCAAGGTGTGGTTACAACTGGTGGCGTTGGCAGTATGGTTCCGAGCCAGACGGGCGCTATTTATGCAACAGGTGTGCGGGCAAATGCAAATGCTGGTTCTGTTAGCGCTACTGTTACATCTGGCGTCATTTTACTTAACTCTATACAAGCAGGAGGCAGCGTAGGAAATGTGTCTGCTTTTGGCGTAGGAGCTGCGCTCACGGGTGATTTTGCTTTAGGCTCTGTTGGAACCGTGTCCAACGGCGGCGTTACTTTCGGGCTTACTGGTGTATCAGCCGCTGGAGACACCGGAACTCCCACAGTAACAGGTGTATACAATGCGTATATATCCTTGATTGTAGATGTGCCATTGTTTCAAAACTATTTACAAGTTTCAGATGCGTCTAATTTTGTTATTGTTTTTGGTACAAATGACTACGGATCATCCACGTTAGACCCCATGCTTATACGCTGGTCTGACCAGCAAAATCCTTTAGCTTGGTACCCCGATATCACTAACCAAGCAGGTAGTGTGCGCCTGTCCCACGGCTCACAAATCGTTACAGCCATTCAAACACGTCAAGAGATATTTGTATTAACAGATGCTGCGGTGTATTCATTGCAATATCTTGGGCCGCCTTATGTTTGGGGCACACAACTATTGGGAGAGAATACAACAATCATAGGGCCCAATGCAGCCACTATTGCTTCTGGCGTTGTGTACTGGATGGGTATCGACAAGTTTTACATATATGACGGACGTGTACAAACGCTCAATTGTGATCTGCGCCGGTTTGTGTTTCAAAACTTAAACTATAACCAGAACCAACAAGTCTACTGTAGTACGGTAGAAGGCTTTAATGAAGTTTGGTGGTTCTATGTATCTGGCACAGGCACTCAAATGAATGCGTATGTTGTTTACAACTACGTTGAAAAAACTTGGTATTACGGCTCTATAGGCAGGACTGCTTGGCTAGATACTACGCTTCAAAATAATCCAATTGGCGCAACATACAACGGGTACTTGTGTAATCAAGAAAGTGGGCTTGATAACAATGAAACAGGTACTCCTGCTCCTATTGATGCGTACATAGCTTCTTCTGAATTTGACATTGCTGACCAGACAGGTGACCATTTTGCTTTTATTACTAAAGTGTTACCAGACTTAACATTTGAAAATTCAACTGCTACAACACCCACAACGACAATGACTATATACGGGTTGCAAAATTCGGGTTCTGGCGTAACAAGCAACCAAACTAAGCCCAACAATGTTTACAGCGTTGACATTAGCGCCAATCCAGACACATTCACAGGGTATGTGTATACCCGCATCAGAGGGCGCCAGTTTATATTTAAGATGGAGTCCAATCAGCTTGGCACTGCTTGGCAGTTGGGCGCTCCTCGATTTGACGCTCGTCCTGACGGAAGAAGATAATGGCTACAAAACCAATAAATCCTGCCGTCCCCAACATGCCGTTGTCGCCTGTAGAGTACGACACAAACTACCAAGAAAAATTAACAAATGTGTTACGTTTGTTCTTTAATCAGCTAAACACGGCGATGGGTATTCTTATTAATTCGTACATCACAAACACTTCTGTAACAACCGTAGCAAACCTACCAACCGCTTCTACGACTTACACGGGTGTCAGGACATTTGTTTCAGATTCGACAACCACTACTTTTGGCGCAGCAGTTACTGGGGGTGGTTCAAATACTGTGCCCGTCTACTGTACAGGTACTAGCTGGAACGTGGGTTAAATGGTAAACTGTAATTTATTATTGGAGCAAATATGGGCGTCCTTCAAGACATAGGATCCGGCAATATAGGTAAAGCTCTTGGTACAGATTTGACCGGGGGTAATTCGCTTGTTGGACAAGCGGGTAAAGGTATTGCTAACTTAACCAAAAACCCACTGGTCGATATGGTGGCTGCGGCTGCGCTTGACTATTTTGTACCCGGTCTTGCGGAAGTAACAGGATTAGGTTCGCTTGGCCTATCAAACGCAGGGGCTGCGGGTCTATTAACAGGTGGCGTGGCGGGACTTTCATCGGGTAATATTGGGCAAGGTCTTCAAGCGGGCTTAGCCGCTTATGGTGGGGCTAGTTTGGGTGAAAGTTTTATGCCCGGCAGTACGGCAATACCCGGCGGCGCTCCCGTAGAAAGCAGATTTGCTACTCCAGTTGAAGACATTGCCAGAAACAATGCAGGCTTAACAGCAAATCAATACAGCCTAGCCCAAAACGCACCATCACTAGGATTGCAAGCAACAAACACATTAGGCGCGGGGATTGGCGCCGCAGGAAACACAGCTCTTCCAAGCATGTATGCAAATGATGCCTTGATAAACTCAGGCTACAGCGCCGCGGCAGATACGGGTACTAAGACCGCAGCAGACATCGCCGCGCAGACAGCCGGAACTGGAGCAGCTACCAAGGGGGCGTCCATAGGCTCAAACTTACTTAACTGGGCAAGCAATAACCCATTAACAGCTACAGCCGCAGGATTGGGCGTTGCAGGGCTAGTTAAAAACATGGCCAAACCAAATACAGTTACTGCGCCAGCAAACAACCAATACGCATACTTGCGTCCATATACATACGACCCCTATGCGCCCACACAATCTAGTTTGACGGCACTATCACCAATCAAAGTAGCCAAAGAAGGTGGCTTGATGAATCACGCTGAAGGCGGTATTGTGGCTTTGGCGGCAGGGGGCAATAACGGGCGTGGTATGCAACCAACTGCAATTGGGCCCAATGCAAATTTTGATGTGGCGCAGGCTTACGAACAACTATTTGGCCAACAACAACCTGCGCCTGCCATACCTAGATATAACCCTGATGTTGGCCCACAAGAAGTAGCTTCTTTTCTTAAAACACAACCCGCAGGTACTTCAGATAGAACCCTAGCGCAATTTGCAACACAATCAGGCGCATCACCCGACGCAATTGCGCAAGCAACCGGACTACAGCCTTGGCAAGTTCAACAGCGTATGCAAAACGCATCAAGCCCTTATTATGGTTTGAGTGGGCAGTCACAAGATGCATACAACTATTTGATGGGTTTAAGTAACTATGTTGCTCCACCTGTGACGCCTGTGACGCCTGTGACGCCTGTGACGCCTGTG